CAGGCTGTGGCAATGAACGTGGGCTTTGGCAACAATGTCCAGTGGTTCATCGTCGACTCTGCTGCTGATGGTGGTCCGGTTCCTGCCAATACCGTGTACGCGATTGATGCTGCTCAAGCTATCACCCGCGTTAGCAACACCTCGGCGAACTACACCGCTGCGGAGACGTTCGCTCTGCGCCGGTCGGAAGCCATGGTTATGCACTGGTCCGAGGCCGTTTATCGGACTGCAGGCGACAGCGAACTCAAGCCGTTTGATGTGCTGACTATCGCCTAAACAGGCACTACCTAGAAATAAAGCCCTCTTCGGAGGGCTTTATTTTTACCTGACCTTTTTCACCCACTTCACTTTTCCGCAGTCGTAGATGCGATATAGGTTGTTTAGCTCGGCAAGTTCAACCTCAGTTAGTCCATCAGCGTACTGGAGATTTGGGTCCGACTTGAACCGCGACTTTTGGTAGCTGGACTTGTGAATTCGTTTGCCGTTAACGACGTAGCTGTAATCCGGTGCTGTTGAGTATACCTGTGTAAAACCGCAGGCAGCGTACAAATTGCCAGAGTACATCCGTATATCGCTAAATGAGTACACCTCTTTAAGCTCTGGCGTTATTTTGACAAGATGTGACATCAGCTTGCTCATACCACCGACTACATGCGTAGACGTGGCATACCTTGTTATCTCCATGCTCTCAAGTGTCGTCGTCTGACCTCTTCCGGACTTTCGGAACTCGTACCCCAGAACCCCAACTAGCTCACCTTGGTTATACAGCCCGATGTAGTGACTTCCCGACCTAAAACCCTGTACGTGGTGCTGCTCTAAGAATTCTCTTGCCTCCGAAGCGACTACTGAGGAAATAGTGCAGGAGCGGGCATAGGTAGACCCACTAGAGGTATTTACGCCTACAGCCGATGCCAGCAAAGCCTTGACTTGTTGCTTCCTGTTCGTCCACTCATCCTCGAATATGTGAATGGTGCGATAGCCGACTTGTAAACCTTCTTCGTGTTTTATCTTGTGATAGTTGTTAGCCCGGTATTTTGAGCTATGCCAGTATAGCCCATGAAACTCAATTGCAATACTTTTCTCTGGTATAACGATGTCCCAGAAAAATTTAGAGGAGCCTAAGCGCACTTCCCCCTGTGGTGCCAAACCTAGGCCGGCCAGGTACTCGTGTATTTCCATATGACCCTTAGACGTTCTTCCGGCACACTTGGTGCACCCGTGCCCGCGTACGTGGTCATTAAGTGCCTGTTCCACGACACCGTGATGTTCGCACTCATACATTATGTGTGTTTTTTCTCCAAAAGTGTTGCTAAGCCCTACATAGGTGTACGAGTTATTGTGTATCTTGTGTAGGTGCGTTTCAAACTCTGGCGTCCAACGCACTCTTTTTCCGCCGCTATAGTTTTCTCTAGCGCAGTGTTTACACCTTCGACCCTTAGCAGCTTGATACGCATTAACCATTGTCTCTCCGTGTGTGTCGCACACAAATCTAAACATAGTGGGCTTTGACGACAGCACAGTACCAAGAAACTTCTCACCGAATAGGTGTTTACCCTTGGCATCCCATTCTGAAGGTAGGCTCTTCTGCTTGACAGGCATATTCCTGAGAGAGCACTTCGGACACCCGTACGTACTATTCAGGTGTGCCTGAAACGACTGCCTAATTTCGCCATGTTCTGGGCAGGTGTATATGATGTATGTTATTACCCCCACTTTATCAGCAGACGTGTACGTGTACCTGTGATCAAATTTATCGCCAATTTTAGCTACCCACTCTTCTAGATTCCAGCGTTTAGCTAGGTTTGCAGCTTTAATCCCACACTTGCCGCACCCCAGTTTAAGATGCTGTGAGAATTTCTGCGTAACCTCACCATGCTCTGGACACGTATACACAACTGTGCGCTCCTTGTGCCTATACTCGCCTTGGCGTAGGTACGTGTACCGTCCATTAAATTTTTCCGTAGCTGTTGCCACGAATTCCTCGTACGTCATGCCCATTTCACGTGAACTCCAAATTTACTGCGAACTGCAGTGTACCACAAACGACAACCCGACGGAAGTGTTACGAATCCGTTGACCAGCACGAAAAGCCCAAAGTACAGTTAGCCCTCCAAAGGAACACACCATGAGAATCGTACACACAGACGGAGAGTGGCTTGTCAACACTGGCAAGTACTCGTTTACTGACCCAACCACTAACACAACCTTTCAGCCCGGCGAAGTTACCCGAGCCAAGCTGACAGACTGGATCAAGTCCCAGCCCACTTTTCAACGTGTTGCTGACCCTCTGGCGAAACAGCCCGAGGCTAAAGTAGCAAAAAAGGCGTAATGACGCCCACTAAGTAGCCAAGTAGGCTACAGTCCCACAATGACGACACTTGCTCAATTCACGACGCCTGACGAAGTGCGGGCCGTCCTTGGGGTAGCTCCTGAAGAACTTCGGGATGAAGTTCTTGCTATGCCTATGTACCTGCGGCAACTGCAGTTTGCATTGAGCGACATTGATGGGACTCTTGAGTCCACGTACCTGACAATCGCTGCCCTTGCATCTCGTACTACGGCCCAGCAGAGGCTATACGATGTTATGCAGGTTTACGCACCCTACGCCGTAGCAAAAACATTGCTCACAAGCGTTGCCCTATTTGCTCCACGCCGAATTACTGATGGACGGGCAGAGACTGAGAGGGTTGTGGACCCGTTTGAGGACGTTCGTGAAGGTGTAGACGCTGGCTTGATTTCCCTGAAAGACCGACTGGTTAGCGCCTTGGCTGGTGTTGGCACGACTGTGACGACAGTAACTAGGGTTGTTACGTTCTCAACTTCTACAGGGCTCGCCGTAAACCCGGTGACGAATGAGTAATGCGCCTTGTAGATGCCAGCAGATACTTTGACGATGTAGTCGTTAGAGACGCCTACACGAACGTCTTTCTTTTCAAAGCCCAAGTTGCGGCTTACATAGATTCCCAAGTGGACGGCACGATCTCGCGCCGTCGCACAATCTCGCTTGATCCTAGCATCACCCTGCCTACACGCCGCGCCTTGAAGTACGGCAACGAGGTGTGGATTGTTGGCGATGGTATTAAGGATTACCTGCAGGGCACAGCCCTACGCACAAGTGTCGCTGCTAAACGGTGTGATGAAAAATTCATGATTCGCACTCCTGGAGACGCATGCTTGACCTTGAATGGTGTGGAAGCGTACGGCCAGAAAGACTATCTGAAGTCTACGGTAAACAGTCCAACCGACAGCGAGTATGACTCTCAGTATGAGGTGAGTTTTAGCAGCAGTGAGACCGTAAACAAGGGCTACATACTGCGCTCATACGGCAAGTACTACAACGTGAGGGGCACTCACGAACTGCTTGAGGGTTTCAAGGTAGCCGAAGTTGACGAAATTGAGGCTGCTGAAGTTGCAGTAACCTTTACAGAGCTTGGTACGTATGACCCCATTACCGATAGTTACGGGGGCGTGCCGGTTGTTACTACTGGCCTGCTTATGGATATGTATAAGCTGTACGCCTACAAAACAGAGTCAGACCCTACGAACAAACCGGGGGATAAAACGCTTCTGGTAGCCGCCAGCGCAGTAACTCCTAAAGTCGGAGCGTCTGTGTCGGCTAGCGGGTCTTGGCGCGTTGCTCAGGTTATACCGCATCTGGATGCCTACCTTTGCCACTTGCAGAGGGTGTAAATGCTTAAAGTCACGGGGCTTGATACAACACTAAAGAAGCTGCAGAATGCAGCGAAGGCTTACGAGATTAGTGTCACGGAAGCCAAGAAGAACTTCGTCTGGACTGTATTCCGGGACATTGTTGTACATACACCACAGTGGTCAGGCAATCTTGCTGCGAATTGGCACGTAGAAGTTGGTGGTTCTTCACTTGGGACTTCTACCTACACACAGAAAGATAAGCATCCACCGCACAAGGGTTCAGATTTTGTTCCATTTCGCGCTGGTAGCGATCCAGCAGTCAGTATGGCTCTTAGCCGAGGGTACAAAGTCGTGAACAGTATGGACACGATTACGTACGGGTTTGGTGCGTTTACGAAACAAGTTCCTCACGTCAAGTGGAACTCGCTGATTCGTATCGTCAACACGACTCCATATGCCGAAGAGGTGGAAATCGGAGAAGGGCCACAGGGCGAGGATGGAGCACTTGCGATTCGAGATGTGAACAAGTTCCATGGACCAAATGTGCCTGCTCATGGTATTGCTATGGTGGAGTACGCTCTTATGAAGTATGGAAAGTACCACTATTTGCGTCCTGCTATGGGCGGTATCTTTAACAATAATGCAAAGTCTGGTGCTAAATGAGCGCAGAAACCGCACGAGTTGCAATAGTTACAGCCGTTAAAGCCCTAGCGGCTACGTGGTCTGCCTACACCCTAGCGGTAGAGTATGATAACAGAAACCTTGTGAACCTTGGCACACAAGTCAGCCCGTACTTGTCCGTCGAGATTATGTTGATTGACGGGGAGCAAGCAAGCCTTGGTCCAGACGCGGCTCATAGGGTTTACGGTTCCATCATCCTGACGGCTTGGGTGCATCGTGGGTCAGGCGATAAGCCAGCGAACGATTTGCTGGCACACTTCTACCCAAGTCTGCACATGAGTGATGCAATGCCCCCAGTTCGTACAAGTGCTGCAAAGCTTGTAAATGCCAAACCGAGTAAGGACTGGTTTGGTAAAAGCGCTGTTATCCCGTTCTGGTATGACAACTAAGCGTTTTTGTTACATTTTCCGGTAGCCTATAGGCTGCATCTTCCTACAATACGCCTAACCTAGACAGGAGCATTCAAATGCCGACCCTTGCATCCACTTCCCGCGTTTCCGTAGCCTACAAGCCGGAAACGACTTTTGGTGTTACGCCTGCCGCCGGCACCAATTACTACGAACTTCGGGTGACTGGCGAGTCCCTTGACTTTACCGTCGCCAAAACGCAGTCGTCTGAAATTAACGCAAACCGCGCTGTGTCGTCTCAGACGCCTACTTCAGCCTCTGCTCAGGGCGGGGTGCAGGCTGAGTTCAGCCACGGCGAGTATGACCGTTTGATGCAGGGCGCTGTACAGAACACCTACGTAGCTTCTGGCACTAATGGTTCTGTGTCTATAGGCGCGACTACCACTACGTTTGCTACCGGGGCTATTTCGTTTAGTGCAAGCGTAACTCACGGCTTGGTTGCTGGTCAGTGGTTCCGCATGTCAAAGTCTGGCGGAACGAACGACGGTAAGCTGTTCCGTGTTCACGCATCCAGCTCGATTACGGCTACGTCTATCCCTCTTGACGCAGGTACTCCTGCTATTGCGGAAGTTGCTTCTGCAAACTGGTTCTTGCAGGCTGCTCGCCTTACTAACGGCACCACGCAGTCGAGCTTTTCCATCCAGCGTACGATGAATGACATGTCTCCCCTGGAGTACATGGTGTATCGTGGCATGACCCCTAGCAAGTTCTCACTGAACATCGCGTCTGGCTCCTTGACGACGATTAGTTTTGACTTCATGGGCAAAGATGGCCTCAACTTTTCCGGCGCTAACAATCCGCTGTCTAAGGGTATTAAGGCTTCTGACAACACACTTGATACAGGTACGTCTACGTCTTTGGCGTCTTTGACGTATGGAACTCACTCCGGCGTAACAGCTACAAACTGTGTAATTTGGAAAAGTGGTGCTCCGTTGACCGCAACGCTGGCAAAGAGTATCACTCTTGACTACGACAATAGTCTTGCAGTGCAGGAAGCTGTGTGCAGCCTTGGGGCTGTTGGCATTCGTTCTGGTAACATCAATTGCTCGGTTACGATGCAAATGTACTTCGCCTCTGGTGCCACTTTCTTCTCAGAGTTCCTCGGAAACAGCAACTTTGAGCTGGCGTTCAGCACAGTAGATAGCACCGGTCAAGCGTATGTGTTTACGCTGCCTGCGGCTAACGTGTCGACGTACAAAGTCAATGCTGGTGGTAAGGACAACGACCTTTTGGTTGATGTGACGTTTGCAGGGCTTCGTGGCGGCTCCCTTGATAAGGTTCTTATTATCGACCGTTGCGGTGCTGCTATTACACTGTAAACCGTAGCTACGAAACAACAGAGCCCGCCTTGTGCGGGCTTTTTTGTTGCTATATACTACAGGCTTCATTAACCCTTCTGGAGTTCTCATGACCGCTGCTATGGACCTGTTTGCCGAATTTGCCACTGATGCCACTTCCGAGGAAGATGGCGTTTGGGTGCCCTACGGTGAAACCGAATTTCTGATTGCCATGTGGGGCAATCGCAAGTACCGCGCCCGCTTTGTGAAGCTGTACAAGCCTCACGAGAAACTGCTGAAGACCGGCAGTGCTGCCGCTGAAACGAAGTCGAATGAAATTCTGGCTGACGTTATGGCCCACACTATCCTGCTTGGCTGGAAAGGCAAGCTGGTTGTGGAGAAGGGCGGCGAACCTGTTGAGTACAGCGTGGACGCTGCCAAGAAAGCCCTGTCTCTGCCGAAATTCCGCGAAGTAATTACTGAGCTTGCAGAAGACTTCAGTACGTTCAAGGCTGTTAAAGAGGCCGAAGACGCAAAAAACTAAAGGACTACATCCTTTGGGTTCTGGACTGGGGCTCAAGCGAGTCAATGTTGCTGGAGTTTGCAGCAGACTCTGGCATTCTACCGTTGGCGATAGCCAACAAGCCAGAGCTTGGTCCCATTCTTGGATGGTACTACGACGAGTATAACTCGATTGCTAGGGACCGTAGAACTGACCAAGGGTATCCAATCGCAATAAGTACGACTGACATCGCCGCTTATTGCGACTTCTTTGGCGTAGAAGATAAGTATGAGTTCTACAAATACATGAAGATGATAGACGACATATATTTGGAAGAGTGGTATAAGAGACAAAAAGCAAAAGACGCCAAAAAGTAAGCTTTGCTACATAAAGCCAGTAACACATGTTGCTGGCTTTTTTGTTTTGTGCTTGGTAGAATTTAGGGAATTCTGAACGGGTGCAGCATGAGCCTTGAACTTGATATTGACAGCGGTAAAGCGGATCGAAGCCTAGCCAACACCCTTGCGCTGGTGAACTCCCTTGGGGAGTCCCTGACAAAGCTCGGCTCGATGAACAAAGCCGGTCTGCGCAGCGTTCAGCAAGAAATCCAGAACATTGGTAAGCAATCCTCGCTGGACTCGATTCGCCGTATCGCCAGCCTGATGAATCTGTCGCTAGACGACATGATTAAGAGCGCCAAGGGTAAGGTGCCGGCTAAGGAGATTGACCGCATCAACAAGGAGTTGAATGCTTCCTTTATTACGATGAAGACCATTCTGTCGGATGCTGGTAATGTAGTGTCGGCAGAAGCTATGAAGATGGTGTCCAAGATGGATGCCCCTGTTGATCACGCCGTTAAACGTGTTAAGGCGGCTACATCCACCATGACAGACGGTGTAGCATCTGCTACCGAGGCTTCTGGCCGCCGTGCTAAGACTATTGCTCAAAAGTACAGTGAGGATATGACCAAGGCTTATGAGGCTATGGTCTTTCACGACCCCAAGGCCAAAGTAACACCTCGCGGCGAGCAAGCCCTATACCAGTATATGGAAGCTGGGGCTAAACTATCTGCACCGCACAAGAAGATTGCTAAAGCATGGGCGGCTAGTCATGTGGATATGGCGCGTGAGTTGCAGGAGCAGAGTAAGCAAGAAATTGACGCCGAGTACAAGAGGTACTTGCAGTGGTTTTCTGACAAGAACGCTACGGTTAAATCTGCGATGGTAAGGATTAATGCGGATTACGCGGCTTCGCTAAAAGTTGGCACCAACACCACTAAACAGCTTCGTAAAGAAGCTGAGCAAAACGTAAAAAATAGGGCTGCATCGGCTACAGGGGTGTCCGAGGACGACATACGTTTTACTCTTGGCATGCCGGCCCGCTCGGAGCTTGAACGCCTAAAAGCTAGTATCATAGGGCACTGGAAAGACGTACACGCAAGTGCTCGTAAGGCCCGACTTGAAACTGACAAAGTTTGGGGGGAGTTTTCTTCCTACAACGCTAAGCGTGTAAAGAGAACTGGTAGCAAAGATGAGATTGATAGCGAGTACAGCAAGTACCTAGAGTGGTTCTCCGATAAGAATGACCGAGTAAACGCGGCTATCAAGGCTTTGAATGCTGGGTACGCTGCGTCTCTGCGCAGGGGTACTGCCGCCGTGGCTCAACTTAGAAAAGAGGCTGAGCAAACGGTAAAAAATAGAGCCAACTCTGCTACTCCTATGTCTGAAGACGACATTAGGTTTACTTTCGGCATGCCTTCTAGCAAAGATATGGAGCGCCTTAAAGCCAGCATCACTGGTCATTGGAAGGATATACACGCTAGTGCAAGAAAAGCAGGACTAGACACTGAGAAAGTTTGGGGTCAGTTTTCTGTGTACAACGCCAAGATGGCAAAGCCAATCGAGCAGCCCACAAAAAAGACTGGTGTATTTGACGCTATCACTGCGCTCTTCAAAGACAGCGACGGCAAGTTCAAGAAACTCGGTGACGATATGGGTTACGCCCATAGCGCCGCACGGGGTTTGGCGTCCGGTTTCAACCTGCTGTGGCTGACGTGGGGTGCGATGGCCCCGATCTTTGCCGGTGCTGCGGTGTCTAACTCTCTGCGGATGATGGTTCAGCAGGGCGCAGCCGTTGAGCACGAGATGACGAAAATTCGCGTGCTGTCACGCGAGACATCGGAGGATGTCGGCCAGCTTACAAAGAAAATGCTGGACCTTGGGTACAGCAGCCAGTACGGCCCACTTGAACTCGCTACGGCTATGAAAACCTTGTCACTCGCCGGCTTGAATGCTGGTCAGGTGTATGAGGCTATCAACACGGTGCTTAATTTTGCTACTGCTGGTGATACTACGGTCGCTAAAGCTTCTGAAGTGCTGACCGGGGTTGCACAAGCTTTTAAGTACAACGCCTCTGAGTATGGCTACGTAGCCGATATTATCTCTGTCGCTGCTGCCACTAGCAAGTCTAGTGTGGAGACTATGGGTGAAGCGTTTAAGACAGCTTCAGTAGCTTACACCCAGTATGGCGTGTCCCTAAAAGAGTCTGCTACTGTTCTGGCTGCCCTGTCTAACGTCAATATTCAAGGTACAGCGGCTGGTACGGCGTTCCGTAACATGCTAGCCGATCTTACTGGTCGCACACCAAAAGCCGTAGCTGCCCTTAAAAAGCTTGGCGTGGAGATGACTGACATCATCGATGCTAGCGGCAAGATGCGCCCACTTGATGGGATCATGCTCAAGGTGCTCGGTGGGCTTGATAAGTTCAAGGGGCCTGAGAAGTTTGATATTCTGAGAAACATCTTTACTGAGCGCGGTGAAAAAGGCGCTATCGAGATGATCCAGCGCATCAAGACTGAGACTGAACAAGCTAACGAAGAGCTTGCTCGTAAGTTTGCAAACGACAAGGAGACTATGGGCAAGGTGCCCGTACAGGCTCTGATGACGTATGCAGATACGTATAAAAAGATTCAGGCTGAGTTGAATAATAGCGCTGGCTTCAGCATCATTGCTGCTGCTGAGATGTCTCTGACCACGCAGAACCAGTTGCTAGCCATCTCTAGCGCCTTCCGTACGGCGATGGTATCCGCCTTTGCTGAGATACAGCCATATGTCGTAGATTTTAGCGTACGTCTTCGTGAAATCCTGCGCTCTCAGGACTTCCGCGATAGTGTAGCTGGTTTGGCTAACGTGGTTATGTCTCTGGTTGATGTAACTATGCGGTGGGGTAAGGCTCTCAGTCTTGTCGTGCTGGGCTATATGACGCTGAAGGGTCTTACACTCTTTGGCGGTGCTGCAATAGCTTCAACTTTGGCTTTCCATAAAGCTATTGTCGGGGTAAATGGAGCAATGGCGGTTGCTGTTGGCCTCAGCCGAGCGTTTATCGCAACACCGTGGGGAGCTATTCTTACCGGACTTGCTCTGGCGATTGGCGCTGCAGCCGCAGCATGGAACATCTTTACGTTTAGTGCTGAGAAGGCAAAGAACAAGTCTGCAGAACTCGCTACACAAAGCAATAAAGCACTTATCGACAAGCTTGACGAGGAGATTGGCCGTCTAGAAAAGATGGCTGAAGCTCGCCGTAAGAACATCACTCTGCAACAGCTTGAACTTCAACAGGAGATTGCTGTTAAGGAGATGAATAATCGTACTGCTGGTCAACAACTGCAGGCAGAGATAGACAAGCAGAAAAAGATAGTAGCTGACAATAGTCCTCCAGAACCTGGAGCATACAGGGCTAAGCGTGTCACTGATCCTTCGTTTAGAGAAGACCGGGTATACGGCCCATCTACAGAAGCTGCCAGAAAAGCGGCACAGCAGAAACTGCGTGAGCTAGAGTCTGAGCAGGCGGCACTTGGGGCTAGTATGCTGATCCTAGAGTCTAGGAAGACCTATGCAGCAAAGCTCGCGGCTGCACAGGAAAAGGCTGAGCGCGAGAGTCTAGCTAGTACCGGTCCTAAGTTGCCAAAGACGGACTTCCGTTCACTTGCAAATTCTCAAAAGGACTATACCAACTTTCTGCAAGAGACTAACGACCAGCTTAGCAAGATGTCGTCTGTGCTGGATCGGCAGCACACGAACCGTATGCTGATTTTGAAGGCCCAGCATGATGCTGGATTGAAGTCTGCTGCTGATTTTGCTGACGAAGAGTTTGCGGAAATCCGTAGGCACGAGGCTGCCAAGTCGGCCTTGATGTCTCAGGTGCATACCGAGCAGGTCAACAAGTTTGCACAGGAGGATGACCGTCTCCGTAAGGAGTTTGGAGAGAAAAACATACAAGCTTGGTTGAAGCTGACAGACGACCAGATTGCAAAGACAGACGACTCTAAGGTCAAGTCACACATGCTAGAAGTGCGTGCGTTTATGCACGCAAAGAAAATGAATGAGCAAAAACGTGTGGCTGAGACGGAGACTCTGACAGCGGAGATTAATAACCGCATGATTAAGTCATCAGCAGACTACCTTGTGGAGCAAAGTAAAGGGGTAAAGACTATAGGAGATGACGTAAAGAAACTGGAAGACGCTATATCGGCTCTTACAGAGTCAGAGGCGGCTATGGGTCAGCTTGCCGGCAAGAAGCCAGAGGAGATTGCTGCCATGAAGGCACGCGCTGAAGCGATTAAGCAATGGGCTGATAATATCTCTGCTGCCGTGCGGGTAGTTGAGGAACTTAACGCTGAAAGAGCTAAGTGGGAGAAGCGCATGGATGCTGGGGACTTCTCCCCAGAGGTTATAGACAACTATGCTAATGCCACTACGCTACGTAACAAAGCTAGCGAGTCTCTTGACCGCCTGCGCAACAATGCGTCAAGGTTTGCTGCTGATAAGTCGGCTGGCGCCTTCAAGGCTTCTCTTGATGAAGAGTACAAAAAGTTTGCTGACGAGTTTAAAGGTACACTATCTGACGCAGTTAGCACGGCTATCTTCCAAGGTGGTGCTGAAGGTGGAAAGAAACTGCGTAACTACTTACAGCAGGTACTGATCGAGCGTCCGTTCAAGATCATGCTTGAAAGCGCTATTGATACAGCATTTGGTAAGAGCAGTCTTCAAGGACTCTTCAATTGGTCTACTGGGCGCAGCGGTGTCTCGTCTCCTTCTATTCCGACCATTGATAGTTTCAATAGCTGGGAATTTGATTTAGCTAGTCTGCTTGGCAAGGCGTCTGGCGGAACCATCAACCCGTATAGCGGCTATCGCGTAAACGAGAGCGGCATGGAGATGCTGTCTGTCGGAGGTAAAGACTACCTGATGACAGGGGGGCAGGGTGGAAATATCACACCGGCTAACCGACTTGGTGCTACTGTTGTGTTTTCACCACAAATTCACGTCGATTCGAGGGCCGATCAGGCGCAAGTTATGGCACTTGTTCAGCGTGCGGTGGCTGCTGGAAATGCTAAACTCGTGGATCAACTGCAACAAGCTGGGGCTATCTAATGGCAGTCATCACGTTTCCTACAACGCTCCTAGTTCGCTCTATGCGCTGGGAGCGATACGATCAGGACATTACCATGCGAGGGGCTTTTGGCGTCCAGTCGATTAGCCCCATCGCACCACTGTGGAAAGTCGCCTTGACGTTTGAAACAGTAGGGGAAACCGACTCCGGACCATATAAGGCACTGCTTATGCAACTCGACGGAAGTCGAAACCAACTTGAGTTGTGGGACATCGGTAGACCAACCCCGAAAGGGACTATTGGCACAGGTGGTCACGTCCTTACGTTCAACTCCACTGCGTCAGCAGGAGCTACTTCTATTGTCATTGCTGCTACCGCAAGTCCTTCAGGTAAGACCTTTAAGCAGGGGGATATGATTGGGTTTGGAAGCGGCATCACTAAGCAGGTGGTCATGGTCATGGCTGACGCTACTTTTGGTGCTTCTACGGCTACGGTAAGTGTTTACCCTGCTCTTAGAAACAGCATGACAGCAGGAACTTCTATCACGTACGATAAACCAAAAGCCCTATTTAGGCAACAGGTAAATATAGTCGGCTGGGACTATACAACTGTTATAGCTGATGGTATGTCCCTAGACCTGCTTGAGGATGTACGCCCATGATTACAGTAACGACTGGGCAACAGACAGCGCTTGAGAGCCGTAGCTTTGCTATGGCTTTGTTTGCATACTTGGATTTCTCCGGTGGTGCCGTACGTGTTACAAGCTGGAACCACGACCTTGTATGGGGCGGCTATACGTGGACGGGGCTTGGAAACCTGGCTAGTATCAGTGATGTGCAGGACAGCGAAAAGCTAGATACCAGCGCAATCGATATGAATCTCAACGCTGCAAATGCGACTATTCTGGCTCTGGCAATGGGAGAGGCCGAGGCCTATCGTGGTCGAACTGCGTCCATCTACATGTGCCCAATGAGCAACGGAGCCTTGATTGACGACCCAATCGCTGTGTGGTCTGGCTACATGGACACTATGGCTATCACCTACACATCTAGCGGTGGCACCGTTTCTGTCCGCTGCTACCCTATGAGCGAGAAGCTGGCTAGAGCCTCCGGTCTTAGGACAAATGCAGACCAGCAAAAACTTGTACTGTCTACAGACCTTGGTTTCCAGTATCAAGCCGACCTTATAGCTAATCCGCAGGTCTGGCTATCTAAGAAAATGCAGGAAGTATGACGCTACAACAGTACCTAGATTCGTACAGCAGCCGACCGTTTAAATGGGGTGTAGACGACTGCGCTCTTTTCGCCTCTCGTTGGGTCGAAAACCGAACCGGCGTTAACCACACCCTGAAGTTAACACGCTGGCATAGTGCCGGGGACGCTGCCCGCGTAATCAAGTCCTACGGAAGTATGGAGCAGGCTGCGCTGCAGGTTCTAGGCACACCAGCGAAAACATTCAAGGAAGGGGATGTAGCTCTGCTAAAATTCCCGCACAATTGCATGGCTATTGTTGGCCACGGCTGTGTGTACGCCTTGACGGCAACTGGTATCAAAACTATTGGTATCGGTATGGTTCAACATGTTTGGAGTGTGTGATGGCAGAAGCAGTAGCGGCAACAATTGCCGCGATCACAGAAGCTGCCGGCGCTGTGGGCGCGTTTATGACGACCAAGGCGGCGTGGTTCATAGCTAGCACCGCGTACGGAATATCCTCGCGTAATCGAGCAAAACGAAAGGCCCGTGAAGCCCATAACGCCTCACTAGAAGCCAAAACTGTAACTAACGTATCTACTGATGCTCCTATCAGATACGTCTATGGAACAGATCGGGTTGGTGCAAACATTGTTGCAATGTTCACCACCGGTGCGAAGGACGAATATAAACACCTTGTCTGTATATTCGCTAATCACGAATGCACTGACATCGAAGAAGTGTACCTCAACGGAAAGCCTGTAGGCACCCTAGACGTTAACGGTAGCCCCACCCTGAATGGGGATAGCGATGAAGCTATTTTCCGGGGCGACCTGCAGACCTACAAGTTGCCGGATACGTATGGGAACCTTGTTGTTCAGTACAGCAACGATGGTGGTGTTAATTACATCACAGCATCTGCTGGCGCTGGTGCAATGCAGTATCAGGTTAGTTCTGCGTTTGTGATTACGCTTGGAGCTAGTCTAGCTACTAGTACGTACCTTATTAAGGTAACGTACAGCCCTAACTCGTTCTACAAACAGATTTCTACTTACGGCCAGCAAGATTTTACAGGCACGTCAGCAGCCCTGCCTTCCGGTTACTCCGACTTGAAGGTCTGCTGGGCCTCGCAGAGCACAGTGTTTGACCAAGTTTTGACGCTTGGAGTGGATTACACAGTTAGCAGCGGCATCGTTACTGCGCTTGCTCCGTACACCACTACACCTTTACGGGCTACTTATCAGTACCCGAGTATTGAGCAGTACTGCACAATTAAGAAGCACCTCGGGACTCCGGCAGATACCGCAGATAGCTACCTGATGTCCACAGTGCCAAGCAAGTGGACCTCTAATCACGTCTTGCGCGGGCACTGCTACATTGTTCTGACTCTGGACTTGAATTTCAGTGAGTTTCAGAACGGCACGCCGACGATTGAAGCCCGGATCAAGGGCAAAAAGTTGTATGACCCGCGTACAGCGACAACAGCTTACAGCGCAAACCCCGCACTTGTGATGCTTGACTACATTACAAGTCCTATGGTCGGCGTGACCTTGGCTTCAATCCAAGCCTCGTCTATTGCGTCCATACAGCAGTCTGCAAATGATTGTGACGACCTAATTACGATCAGTGGGTCGTCGCAGGCTAGGTACACGTTCAACGGCACCGTTACTGCTGATGAACCTGCTCGTGATGTCTTGGATGCTATGGCTATGTCTATGGCTGGATCAGTTAACGCACTTGACTGGTTTATGTATGCCGGGGAGTACAAGACTACAGTTCTTGACCTTAACCACATGGATGATGTGGTTGGCGATCTGTCTGTTTCTCCGGGGCTATCCCGCACGGAAATCTTCAACACAGTTAAAGGTCAGTACCGCAGCAGCGAGACTAAGTGGGTAGCTAAGGATATAGCACCATACATAGACACTGTGTATAAAGCCGCTGACGGTGAAGAGTTGACACGCGACATGACGTTCGCTTATACCAACACCCAGCAACGCATTCACAACCTTGCATCGATCTACACAGAAGACAACCGAAACGGTCTTACCATCTCCGCTGACTTCTCCTATAAGGCGTGGAAATTGCGGCCCGGCGACCGCATTCGGTTTACCTCTCCAAGCACCTTGCTTAGCATGACAAACAAGGTGTTTCGTGTTACCAATAAGACGTTCAAGTTTGGGGAGCCGGTTAAGATCGTCATGAAAGAAGACGATGCTACTATCTGGGATGCAGCGCCTTCGACAACGGTTGATGCGACGTTGAACTCGACTATTCCAAGCCCATACCGGTTGAACCGCCCGACAAACGTCGTAGCGGCAAGTGGGGACGACCACCTGATTATCGACTCTAGTGGTAGCATCACGTCACGAATTTATGTGACGTGGGACACCATACCATACACGCCCGGCGCTTACGTGCAAGTGCGCTACTGCAGCACGGACGAGTACGATGCAAACCCAGCGAACTGGGCTAGCGTTATGGTGTCTGCTTCAGAGACTGGTGCGTATATCTCTCCTGTATCAGACAGCGAGATTTACGCCTTGATGGTGCATTTGTACAACCCAACGCTGAACTTGTACAGCTTGCCGGTGTTTGTGACGCATCAAGTGCTGGGTAAGACCGCGCCTCCTGCCGTCTTTGATACATTGTCCGTGGCATTTGACCCTGCAGGTATGCGCTTGTTTTCTTATGGCTACACTAGCACGACAAAACCGCTTGATTACGCCGGCGCTGAGATTCGTTATGTGTTTGGTGATGTAGCTAGCCCAACATGGGGCAGCATGACCCCGCTCCACACTGGGTTGATTACTGATAGCCCCTACAGGACTAACACCCTGTTTCCGGGCTTGTATACATTTTCGATCAAGGCTGTAGACACTACAGGTAACTATAGCTCCACAGCTAGAACAGTGAGTGGTGTGGATGTACCGCGGCTGGCTGAGGGTACGGTTATCAGGGAAATCGACGGAGCAAGTAACTGGTCCGGGTGGACTGTAATCGAAGGCGATAAGCTGGACGGGCGTATTTGGGCAGAAACTACTACATGGGCGACTGCTTGTGGCACTACGTGGGGAAGTAGTACGTGGAGCAGGAACCAAACCGGCACGCAGGTTATCGCTAACTACACGTTCATGTTTTACGCTCCGATCAAGGTGCGTATTGGCATGACTACCTTGTTTGATGGGCAGGCTTCCTACTTATACGACTATCAAAACGAGTTTTCATCGTGGGCTGGCCCTGCCACACTGACTCCGGAAACCACGATCTACAGCAACGTGATTCAGATCACAGTAGTGGTGGATCAAGCCACTGGTGTTACTACTCCTGCGCTGCACTCAGCCAACATTCGATTGCTTGGGGACCTTCGCGTCGAAACATACTCGGGAATCAACCCATCTACGGCTTCTGGGTTTGAGGTACGAAATGGGGTTATTCAGGTATTGGGTGGCACCATAGCGTGGTGGCACAGCACGGATGTAACTGTGCATGATGCCGGCGTGTGGGAAGTTGTCGTATCCCCGCGTAGGAACTACACTGGCCCAGAAGCAAACCCAACTATCACGTGTAGGTTAAACGGCATTGTTACCGTACCTACTAGCATGACTGTTGTAATTCGCGGAGTGGGCGACGCCATACTTAACGGCAGTCCAACTTGGTAATAGGAGAAGAACATGACATGGAATACTTCTGCGCTCGCTAGAGACGCCCTTGACGCTACAACGGACAACGTGGCATCGGGGCTATCGCAACTACACACCGCTCTTGGGCGGGTAAACGAAATGCTGTTGCACCCAGCGTCAGCAGCTACTACAGCGTGGCCTCTAGTTGCACAATCCCTAGTGCAAATAGTCACGCAGACGATTACGACCAACATCAATATCCCCGGCTCTACTGCGGCAAATATCATCCCATTGGATGACAGTATCCCGCAGAGCACAGAGGGCTACAGCCTGCTTAATCAAGCTTTTACACCAAAGAGCGCGACAAGCACTATCGTCATATCCCTTGACGGTTTTGCTGTGTGCGGTGGCACCGCCCTGTACGACAGTGCAGCCCTTGCACTGTTTGACGGAAGCGCTAACGCTATCCATGCTCAATGGCTTGCCTACGCACACACCGCCAGCATTGATCACGTCGTGCCGATTCGTATGGTGAAGGTTGTTACTTCCGGTTCTACGAGCCTGCGCACATACAACGTAAGACTCGGCCCTACTACGGCTACGGGTAATGTGGCTATCAACGGCACTTCTGGCGGGCGCGTCTTTGGTGGGGTAGCTGGTGTTGTTCTAACTGTGGCGGAGTATGTCTGATGAAACTCGCTATCATACTTAACAAGCGAAAGCTGAGCGGCCTGCTCACCAAGCTCGTTACTGGGTGTTATGCATACCACGTTGCATGGGTGTGTGAAGAGACTAACACGATGTACGATATGCACCTGCTACGTCGAAAACGCCCGTGGCCTCACTACACTGGGCACAATGAGGTTTTGCTGTATGACTCGCCAGAAGTCACAGTTCACTTCCTTGAGGAAAAGCTTCGCTCTGACGAGTCTGTATACGGTGTGTGGGACTACATCTTGTTTGGTCTGCGCCCACTGTACCACCTTTTTGGCAAGTCGACTCGAAACGCTGGTGGCACGATCTGCAGCGAGATGGTGAATAGCGACCTATGGGAGTGCGGTGTAGAAACACCTTGGCATCCGAACGACGAGCCTCCGTCACCTTGTGACATCTTGAAGTGGAAGGCCGCGACCGATGATTGATGTCACTACACTTGTGCGAGTGTTCGGTATACCAACAAGCACCGCTGTTGCGTGGCTACCACACATCCGGGCGGCTCTGCAGCTTGCGGATTGCACTACACCGCAAAGGACAGCCGCATGGCTGGCGCAGGTAGGCCACGAATCGGGCCGCCTGCGGTACGTCCGCGAGATTTGGGGGCCGACTAAGCAGCAGCTTCGGTATGAGCTTGGAACCCCGCTGGCTGCCCGCCTTGGAAACGTCCAAGAGGGCGACGGCTATCGGTACATGGGCCGAGGCTTGCTGCAGATCACCGGGCGTGCAAATTACTGTAACGCTAGGGATAAGTTGTCGGAGTTTATGTCCGACGTGCCCGATTTTGAAGCAACACCAGAAGCCCTGCAGTATAGACTTTGGGCTGCACTAACTGCGAGCCTGTACTGGAAGACCCGCAACTTGAATCGCTACGTAGACTCTGGGAATTTCTCAGAATTGACTCGTAGAATTAACGGTGGGTACAACGGGTTGGCAGATCGTCAAGCCCTGTATGCTCGCGCTCTTTTTGTTGTTTAGGAGAAACTATGTTAGCCCTTATTGGAACTTTGATTTCTGGCGTACTATCAGGCGGTGCTACCGGACTGTTAGGCGTCATCATACAGCGGTTCTTTGACCTGAAAACCAAAGACCGCGACCTTGCTATGCTCAAGCTGCAGCACGAGCAAGCCCTAGCACTTGCTCAGATTGAAGCTGCGTCGGCGCAGCGCCGTGCAGAAGCAGACGAGTTTGCTGCTGATCGTGCAGCACAAGCGCGTGAAATGGAAGCAGACGGTCGCAGTATGGTTGCCAGTTTTGAGCACGACCAAGCTCAGTACCTTGAAAAGTCTGCCCAGTCTAACAAGTGGGTTGTCTTTGCTTTCACGCTGGTGGACACTATTCGTGGACTTATCAGACCCATCATTACTACGTACCTTGTTGTACTGACAACGATGATGTTTATCTGGGCTAAAGAACTTGCAGGTGATAACGCTTTGTCCCAGGACCAAGCTCTGACGATTATCGGTCAGATCGTAGCCACAATCTTGTATCTCGCCTCTGCTTGCACTTTGTGGTGGTTCGGTAGCCGTCCCCCGAAGAAATCATGATACTCGCTGCATTTATCCTAGGGGCCTTCGTAGGGTTTATCTTCGGAGTAGCCATCACTCTCTGGACCAGAATTTAGCCAAGCCAGTTGGGGTGCAGGCTAGATCGTGTGATTCATGGGCACGACCCAACCCCAACAGAAACGCTAGTCAGGCCCCTCTCCTCCTGACTAGCGTTTCACCTTATAGCCGCACTACCTGAGCGGCAAACGAATCAGCAAGCTCTGAGTGGGTGACTAGCACGACCTGCTCATACCCGCAGGACGCCAAAGTCCCCAGCATCGCCGCTTCTCTCTCATCGTCCATCCCAGATGCGGGCTCGTCCAGCAACATAAAGTCCAGCGACGGCAGAAATGTTTTCTGCAGCGCCATCCGCACCGCAAGCCCCAGACTGTCTACGGTAGACCCTGACAGGTTTGTGTAAGACTTGCCATCAACCAAGAAGCCCTTGTCGGACTTTGTGACTACTGAGTGTGTTCCACGAATCTGAGAGAAGTACGTGGACACTGCGTGTAGCACCGTGTTCCACAACTGCTTCGCAACGACAGGTCTAGCGTTACGTAGCTTCGTGATGATTTGGTTGTTAGCTTCGCACTCGGCAAGTGTGAGTTCAGCCTGTTCAAGCTGGTGTCTCACTTGCTTGTACGCACTAAGTTTTGCACTGTAGTCTGCCTTAGCGCGATTAAGCGCTGACTCGGCTATGTGCAACTTGTTCATATACGTAGCTACCGTATCCTTGGCAGCAAACATACTCCGTTGCAGACCGTCCAGTCGCGCAAGGGCTTCACGCGCAGATGTTGCGTCAACCTTGATAAGGGACTCCAACGCTACTTTGGCGTCTGCCAAACGCTTTTTGGCGGCTTCGTGTTCCGCCTGTAGCGCGTACCATTTGTGAAGCTCGGCTTCGTTATCAGCTTTTAGTTGCTTCCAGTCAATAGAGATTGGCGCTGCTTCTGCTATTTTAGTAAGCCAGATAGCTGTAGCTGGTACTGTGCCAAGTTGGGATATGTGGCTGCCGAATTTGGTAAAGGCCGCGCTGAATTTTGTATCCTGCTCTAGCAGGTAATCTAGTGTAGCCTTCTCTTTACGTAGCCCAACGCCTACATCCTTCTCAGCCTCAAGCAAACTTTCAAGTCTGAGTACATTGGCATCAACCCGCGCATTTGTCGTAACCACTTCTGGCACTTCAGATAGTAGCTTACCACACAGAGCACAACTGGTGTCGTTAATTCTAGCCGCTTTCGCTACAGCCAACTCAACTTCGATCTGCTGAACGATAGCGGTACTCTTGATAAGAGCGTTTTTAACACGATCAACCTCTTGCTTGTATTCCGCGTAAGAGTAGAACGCTGGATCAACTTGCTGTATAGCAGAGAACTGCTTAAACAACTCGCGCAGTTTTTTATGCTCAGCCTCTTCCAACGCTCTAGCGTTGTACTCGTCTCGCCGATCTGCAGGCTTATTTGGTACTGGCGTTAACAGGGCTTCTGTACAGCCCTTAACTGTTTTCATCAACTCGGCTTCCCTGCTCTCTGCCGCATCCGCTTCACGAACTCGCTGCCGCAGCGTGGGAGCATCAATGCCGTCAATCTCGTCTTGAAGCACGTTGACCGCTGACTGTTTAGCCCCAAGCTCTAGCCGAGCCCCATTTACAGCGTCCTCCAGAGCATCAAAGTCAGCAACAGGGGCTTCCAACGACTTCAACTGCTGCACCTGAGCAGCCAGACTGCTTGTATTGCCAGAGGGCAGCTTTTCCTGCACCAGACCGATCAAATCGTCGATAAGCCCCATACCAGACAAAGACTCTATGAGAGTCAGGGCTTGAACACCACCCTCGACAGCCGCTTTCAGGCTGCTTTGGTTAGCTATGGTGATCTTAGTGGCTACCTCTTGCCTCAACCCAAACAGACTAGAAACGTAAGCCGTTACCTCAGCTTGCCCACTCGAAATGTTTCCACCTCCAGTCAAAGTCGCCCCAGACTTTGACCTGACAAGTTCGTAATCTACTCCGCAGTGCGAGAACTTCAACTCAACCTTGAGTTGTGATGCTGGGAAGCCATACGTCACCGTATCGTCCAAGGAGTCCGGCAATCCTCGACTACCGTACAAGGCGTAGGCTATGGCGTGAAATACAGTGGACTTGCCGACTTCATTAGAACCACGAAGGACAACAAGGCCACCAGTAAAGTCAATATGAAGACTCTCATGTCGTTTGAATTTAGTTAGGGTGAGACTTGTAATCACAACAGACTCTCCAGTTTAGCAACTTCAGCTTCTGTAAGCAGCGTTTTAAGGCTGTCCCACACAGAGAAACCTCTAGCTTCTTCTAGGGCTTGGGCAAATTCTTCCGTCGTATCCTCAGATACGATAGTAACAGCGTTGACAATCACAAGGGCTCGGCTTGCTTGTCGCAGGCGGGAGATACGGCTGACGGCGGTGCTCGCCTG